GCGTTAGAGGATGGTTCACACAGGGCTACTACGTGGTCTGGTATGTATCCTCTGTCCTTTGCTGTACTAGAAGGCGGTACTATATACATGGGCATCTCTTCAGGCGTTGTTGAGTACAAAGGCTATATGGATGGTACTAACAAGTACGAGATGCGATACTTCAGTAACCCTATGGACTTTGGTAACACATCTAACCTGAAGTTCCTGAAGAAGTTTAACTTGACTATTATTGGTGGTCAGAACACACCTACTACACTTAACTGGGGTTATGACTACACAGCTAGTTACACTAAGCAAGCTTTTACATTTGCTTCTAGCAACATTGCTGAGTATGGTATATCTGAGTACAACACCACAGGCGAGTACACCTCTTCTATCCTCATCAACACTCCAAAGGTTAACACCAGCGGCAGTGGTGAGGTAGTAACCATTGGTATAGAAGCAGAAGTCAATGGTGCTGCTTTCTCAATTCAAAAAATCGACATACACGCTCTACTAGGGAGACTTATCTAAATGTCTAATTACACTAAGACAACTAACTTTGCTACAAAGGATTCTCTCCCTTCAGGCAATGCTGCGAAGATTGTGAGAGGTACAGAGATCGACACTGAGTTTAACAACATAGCGACAGCAAGTGCTACTAAAGCTAACTCTGCTGATCCTACATTTACTGGTACTGTAACAGCCGCTACCGTAAACGTGACAGGCACACTAACGGCTGACACAATTACTGGAGGGTCTTACTAATGAGTGACGTATTAAGTTATACAGCAAACCCAGGAGCTGGTGACCCAGGCAGCCCTTCTTACACAGGCACAGGTGGCGCAGGAGCTGTGCAACCAGCAGGCTTTTTTGACGACATACTAGGTTTTCTAAATAACTCTACTGTTAACCAGGCACTACGCACAGGCGGTGAATACTTCTTAGGCAGAGAAGCCATAGGAGATGTACAAGCACTAGGTCGTGAAGCTCAAGAAAGATCAACAGCTTTAGCAGAACAAGGCCGCGCAGGTGCAGAGTTTAAGCCTTACACTGTTACAAGTGGCCTAGCTAACATAGCTACTACTCCTGAAGGTGGTTTTGGTATAAACCTATCTCCAGAGCAACAGGCTCTACAGGCGCAGCTACAGGGCCAAGCAGCGGGTTTATTTGGACAGGTAGGTCAAGACCCAGCAGCGCAGCAAGCGGCTATATTCGAGCAAATAAGAGCTACACAGCGTCCTGAAGAGGAGCGTCAGCGTCTAGCACTAGAAGAGCGTATGCTGTCACAAGGTCGTCTAGGCTTAGGCTCTGCTGCTTACGGTGGTTCTTCTCCTGAGCTACTGGCACAAGAGACTGCGCGTCAGGAAGCTATGGGACGAGCTAGCTTAGGCGCTAGGACTCAGGCACTAGCAGAGCAGCAACAAGCTCTAGCAGGCGCTACAGGACTACTAAGTTCTGGTTATCAGCCACAGAGAGAAGCTCTTAATCTTCTACAAACCAGTCAAATACCTGCTGGCTTTGCTGACATTGGACGTAGAACTGGTGCTGAGCTACAGTCTCAGGTAGGTAGAGTTGGTTTAGAGACTGGCTTGAACTACGAGAACTTAGCTAATCAACTACGTCTTGCTCAACAGCAACAGCTACTTGGTGGTCTACTGGGTCAACAGCCTACATACGCTGAACAGCTACAGGCTGGTAAGTTACAAATTGATTTAGGCGAAGCAGCAGGATTGTTTAGTTCGCTGTTTAATTTAGGAGGAGGTTAAGGAAATGGCTAGACAAGATATTGCAGGATTACTAACAGGCATTAGCAGCACACAGCAGCCTGTACAGCAAGCTGTGCCTGGTTCTCCTAACTTCTATGGCGAGTTCATGGCAGCTAGAGGCAGAGGTCTACAGCAAGGTCTAGGTGGACTGTTACGTGGTGGTGAGCCTTCTCCGCAGGAAAAGATACAGGGTGCTATGTTTGAGCTAAACAGCCCTACAGATAAAGCAGGCGCAGCTAAAACAACTCAGCAGCAGATACTTGATTTAACTAAACTGGCTCAAGTACAGCAGATGCAAGGTAACCCAGCAGCGGCAGCACAGACTGCGGCGCAGGTTCAGCAGTTGAAAGAGCAAGCACTAAAGGTTCAACAGTCTAAAGCAGCTTTAGCCTCTAGACAGGACGTAGCAGCTCAAGTACGGACTGCTGGTTATTCTAAAATGGCAGACGCTATTGTTTCTGAAGCAGGGTCAGGAAACACAGTTGCTTTAGAAGGAGGCATAAAGGTATTGACTAATCTAGCACAAGCGCCTAAAAAGACTATTCTAACGGCAGAAGAAGAGTTTGATATTGCTAGTAGAACAATTTTATATGAAGCAGATGTAGAAACAGTCACTGGTGCAGCAGAAAAAGCGGGGGATCGTTTTACACAGTACGCCCCTATTGTAGCTCAGATGAAAGAACTAACAGATCAAGTAGAATTTGGAGCAGGGTCTGTTCCTTTGGCAACTGTAAACCAAACTTTACATAGTCTAGGTAGTAAGTTAGGACTTGATGTAGGTACTTTAGACCCTGAAGCTGATGCTACGTTGACTTACAACTCGTTATCTAAACGACTAAAAGCGTTGTTACTAGAGGCGCAAAAAGGTGCTATCTCTAACTTAGAAAACACTGAGATAACAAAAAACACTGCTAACCCCAGCCAGACATCAAACCAAGCTCAAGCACTTGTAAACTTTTTAGAGGCTGGTTTAGAGTCTGATTTAAATAGGAGTGCTGCTCAAAGAGCGTGGCTAGATCAAACAAAATCTCTAACTGGTTTTGACGCTGCTTGGAGACAATACGTTGAAGATTTCCCAAGAACTAGTGGTTTTACAGTAGACGAAGACCCTTTGACAAAAGATAAAACAGTTGTTTCTAATTTCGAAATGGTTAAAGAAAACTTTAATTTATTTAATCAACTTTACTTGCCTTCTAAAGGTAAAGCTCCTGTGTTTGTTAACAAGCAAGGTAAAGGAATGACAGTAGATAAGATTAAAAAGGAAATAGTACAGGATAGGCTAAACGAAATGAAAAAAGTCTCTAATAATCCTAACTGGAAACCCACTAAACAACAAAAGAGTTTGGCTGAGTTAGAAGCTCGTAAAAACATAGGTAAGTTAATTACTCTAAGAATTAGTAACGGTACTTATACGGTGACAAAATAATGGCGCTTACAGAAGAAGAAAGAACTTTATTATTTGCAGAAATTGCTGAGGAAGGCCCTGAAGAACTTGCTTCTGCTATAAAAAGAGAGGAACTTTTAGGAGAGGCTAGGTCGCCTTTACAGAGAGGTCTTGATTTTATTTCAGACCCTGTAGAAAGTGTTTTAAAGCCTGCTTCTGCTGCCTCTATGGATTTTATTTCTGGTTTAAATACTGGAATAGCAGGAGCTGCTCAATTAGGAGCTGAAGTGGCTACCTTACCTCCTGTAGGTGTTAATTGGTTACTGGGCGAAGACTTTTTTACTATGGAAGACAGAGAAAAGTTTTTACAGGAATACGTAACTAATCCTGAGCTAACTAGGCAGGAACTTTATAAACAGTACAGGGAAGAGCTAACTGGCGAAGAGCCTGGTACAATAGCTACAGTAATAGGCCAAATATTTCCTTCTTTAGCAGTAACCCCTACAACAGCAGCGCCCACTGTTATGGGTCGGTTGATGCAAAGCGGCAAATTTGGTGGAATTAGCGGAGGGATGGAGTTTACTGAAGGAGGTTCTGGACAGAGAGCCTCTAATGTTATGATAGGCACGGTTTTGGGAGTACCTTTACAAGGAATTATTGACGGAGGCATAGTAGCTAAAAGATTTTTAGAAAAAGCTAGATTGCAGAAACTAACAGTAGATTCTCCTAGTGTTAAAACTGCTTTAACAAGAGAAGAAACTCAACAAGTTTTGGAGGCTGCTCAAAGATTAGGCATAACTGTAACTCCAGCAGAAGCTACTAATGATCTGCTCTTAGTACACGGACAAAGACAGTTAAATGTAAACGAAGCAACTAGAGGAGAACTTGCTGAGTTTATAATGCAAAGAAATGATGACTTAACTGAAAACATACTAAAACTACAGCGCGTAGGAGATCAAGATTTACAGTACGCAGGGGCTAAGTTTACTCCCACAGGTGTTGGAGGGGAACCACCTCGCCCACCTTTTTTAGGCCAACAAGACGAGGTACGCTGGAAAAAAACTAGGCAAGAAGTTTACAGAAAAACATTGGATCAGGAAGAGTTAGATAAAATACTTCAAGTTAGTCCTTTGCTTCAAAGTCAGTTAGCTAAATATAAAGCATCTTTAAAAACAAAACCAACTAAAAGAACAGATGAGCAAGTTCTTGCTTTAGAATCTATAAACAAACTAAAAAGAGACTTGGGTATTGAAGGAGACATTCCTGTTAACAATGTTGGGTTTTTAGATATGTTAATAGACAACCTGGATCAGGTGCTGGACAAAGGCGCTGATGTCACTACTGCTGCGGGGAAAAAACAAAGGGCTATTGTACAGAATCAGCGTAAGGCTTTATCTCAGACAATGAAAAATAAAGTATCTGGTTATGCCGACATGAAGGCGCAAGGACAACGCGCTAAAGTAGTCAGCATGCTAAGAAACGCTGTAGATGATACCGTACCTGTAGGAGACTACCCTAAAAAGTTTTATGATACTGTGCTCAAAGATAAGAAGAAAAGAGAAGAGCTTATTTCTATGCTCAAATCTTCATCGCCTAACGCTGCTCAGACAGTGGCTGATTTAGGTTTAGTAATGCAGCATATTTTTGGAGACGCTAACATAGCTAAAAAAATAGCCCAAACGAGCGAGGATATTGCTATGCAAGGAACAGGAGGCGCAGGTATGATAGGCGCGGCTGCTCTTAAACTAAGAGGTTTGTTAAAATCTGACGAGGCTATGCTACGTGTTTTAACAGACCCTAGATGGGCTGCTGGTATTAAAAATTTAAAAGGAAGAACCTCAAATGAAACTTTAATGAACCTTACTTCTTTTCTTACTACAGTTACTAATACTTCAAACGCTATTGAAAAAGCTGTAGGTCTTAGAGAAGAAAGAAGACAGCAGAAAGAGAAACTACCTCCGAGAACAAGTAAGACAGGACAACCACCTCGTCCTAGTAGATCAGGTACAATAGGTTTATTTGGTAAAACAATATAAACAAAAAAGCCCTGTGCAGTCATCTACACAGGGCTTTTTAGTACCTCCAGAGTCTACACTATCTCACACGCACCACCTACACATGCTAACTCTTGACTTCCTGTCGTGTTATCTTCTTCCTCGTACTTCTCTAGGTCATTCCAATCCACACCCACTGGCATTGCTGCTACTAACTCATCATACTTCTCAGCGTCGATGTCCTCATAAGGAGCTTGTTGATATACATGGTCACTATATGGCAACAAACTAATCCCACTACACAAGTCAAAGTTCTCCCATATCCACTGTGCTACTTGCAGGAACTCGTTATCAGTGTAATAAACAGTGATGCTTGGTTTATGTTCGCACCAGTGGTTCTGATATGCTTTCCAAAGTTCTAGCTGCTGCATAGCACCCACCTGTTTAACCGTCACAGAGGACTCTGGAGCCTTCACAGGGAAGCTAAAGACTGCTGATGAGGGTGACATAACATCCTGCTCTACGGGGAATCCTGACTGTCCCATGAAGACTGCAAGCGGGTCTTTGTTGTCGCTACGTACTCTGCGAATGTAATGCTTAGAGAAGCGAGGATGGATACCACTAGCACTATCAACAAGTTGAGATACAGTGCCGCTAGGCTTAACGCACGTAATAGCCGCAGACTGGTTAATGCCAAGCTTCTCAGCCCACTTCTTATTTGTATCCACAGCAACATCTCGTACTTCCTCCAGCCACTTGCCTAAGTCCTTAGACTCTCCCTTACTCAGCAGGTAGTGATCCATGATGCCTGTCATGCTAACACCCAGTAGTGCTTCCTCTTCAGTGTTCTTCTTCCAGCAGTTACGCAGGTATCTGAAGTCTGTCAAGGTAGCCTGTAGTGTACCAATGATAGCAGCCATCTCTGCCTTACTCTTGAGACTAGCCAGTGTGTCATCAGGACGCACTACAATCTCTGACAGGTTACAGAACTGGTTACTACGCAGGATGATCTCTGAGCATGGGTTAGTGCCAAAGTCCTGGTCAGGGTCACGTCTACCGTTACGTGCTGCAATCTTCTGAGCTGCTATACGGCTAAAGATTCCACGCTCACCCGCCTTACTCTCGTACATGTTCTGCATCTCGCCTAAGAAGGATTCAAAGTCTGGCTTCTCAGTGTACGCTACGCTGTTGTTAGCAAGCCTACGGTGGCCTTCATGCCTCCACCAGTCACCTGACTTAGCCTTCGCCATACGTGGATCAGACAGGTTAGAGAGGCTGATTAGAGCTGATCTACGCACACCACCTACCACTACAATGTCAGCTATCTTACATACAACATCGTGGCACTCAATAGAGGTTAGCTTGCGTCCTGCTGCCTTCTGGAATATCTCTACACAGAAGTTGAACAGATCAATCAAAGGCTCTGGCCCTGAAGCTCTACCGCCAAAGGTCTTGAGTCTAGCTCCTGCTGGTCGTATGCGGCTTATGTCCCACGTAGGTATCTTACCAGCATACAGCATAGCAATCAGCTCACGGAATGCAGAGGCCCAGCCTATCTTGCTGTCACTAACAACAATAACACTGTCAGTCTTGTGGAAGGTCTCTGCAACCTCTGGTAGCTTGTTAATGAAGTTTCGCTCTACGCTGAAGCCCACACCTGTACCACACATCAGCACGTACATTAGCTCGTCAAAGCTACGTGGTGAGTCAATGGCTAAGTAACTACAATTAAATCCAGCTACGTTATCCTTTGCCAGTGCATCTCCTGCTGTCATCATACAGCGCATGCTAGGCATGACTTCCAT